ACTGGCGTAACAATCGTAGGACTTGCAACAACTGCTGCGACTGCTGGACTAGCATCTCGTTGGGAAGTAGTTGTAACTGCTCCAACAACAGTATCTGTATACCGCATCGCCTAAAGATTCACGCAATTATTTAGAAAGGGTGGCGCTTCAGTAATGGAGTGCCACTCTTTTCCAAAGGAGTTCAAATGGCAATAAACCACGCAATAGTTAGCGTTGGCGCTACCGCAACACTTCTAACTGTCGCTGCCTCTGGTGGAGGCAAAGATGGTTCAACAATTTTGATTCAAAATCCAACAGGTGGTCAGGCTGTCTTTTTAGGCGGCGCAGGAGTTACTTCTTCTTCCTATGGGTACAGACTTGCTAGCGGTTCTGATATGTCTATGGAACTCAACCAAGATGAACAAGTTTATGGCGTAGTCGCCTCATCAACACAGTCAGTAGCAGTTCTCCGACAAGGCGTTTAGTTAGGGGCTTAGATAATGGCTCTTACAGTTGATTTAGAAACAGTTACCCTTACAGGAACTTATGTAGACATTATCGGTAATGCCGTGGCTGGGTCTGTTACATTTAAGCCGCAAACAATTATCAAAGACACAGACCAAAATCAGATTATTGTAAACAATACAATCACAGAAGTTTTAGATAGCAACGGCTCATTTAGCGTTGTCCTTCCAGTTACAGATGATTCAGATGTAGTTCCGCAACCTTTTGCGTATCTTGTAGAAGAAGTATTTTCAGGCGGTAGGTCTTTTGTAATCACACTTCCTGGAGGTGGTGCGGCAGTTGATATTGCTGACCTATCTCCTGCTGTAAGTGCTGCTGTTGCCGCAGGGTATGTGACAACTTCACAATACAATGTTATTAACGCTCGTTTAACAACAGCAAATACCGCTTACACGCAAGTAACTGCTATTCAAGACAATATCGATGCGGCTGCGACTTCCGCTGCTTCCGCTGCTGCTGCTGCCTCTGGCGCCCTGCGAAGCGGAATAAGTCAATTACTTTTAATGGGGGTGTAATGTGGCTGAACCCTATGTACCTATCGCTCGCTACACTACTGCTAATACCCTTCTTACTGCCCTAGAGTCAGCACTAGCAACAGTTGATGATGATAGCGATTTAATCTTGGCAGACGCTACGGCTGCTGCTGCTTCGGCTGCGACTGCTGTTGCTAGTGAAAAGCAATTTAGCCTTAGTTTGATGCTAGGCGGTGCGTAATGGCTATTGCCGCAACTGTTACCACTGTTTCCCTTGAGGGTACTTTCAAGAATTACTTGGGAGACGCCATAGCAGGACAAGTCCAGTTCACTCTTTCAGATATGTTGCGCAACTCCATATCTGACCAAATGGTTGTACCTTCAACAGTAGCGGTTACTTTAGACGCTAACGGAGCATTTACAACCACTCTACCCTCAACAAATGACCCAGACATTATTCCTGAGTTCGAATACACAGTAGAAGAAGCCTTCCCTGACGGCAGAACTTATACAATCACCCTTCCCGCTGCGACTGTCGGAACTCTGAACCTCGCAGATATATCTCCAGTTCCAACATTGGACACAAGTTATGTCGGGTTAGTTACTGAAGTTCCTTTTGCTACCTTCGAAACAGCCCTTGCTTTGCTTGATACAAAAATAACACAGGCTACAAATGAAGTTCCTCTTTCTGGCGAGTATTGGTACATCCCTGCTGCTTATGCCACCTACACTGAGGTCAATGCCGCGTTTGCGACATACACATTATTGAACGCTGGTACTTACCCAGTATCGGGTTCAGATTTAACAGATGAGGTAGCCACGGCAGATGCTTCACGCGTTGCCGCAGCCTCATCTGCCAGTTCAGTTGCTACAATAGCGACTGGGCGTTTACACCCGCTTTTGTTAATAGGAGGATAAAATGCCAACAGCATATAAGGTGCTTGCGCAGCAAGCGACAACCACATCTCTTGCGAGTATGTATACAGTTCCAGCGGCAACCGAAACCATTATTTCAAGCATTGTGGTAGCCAATACAAGTGCCAGCGATAGAACCTACCGAATTACTATTCAACCTAATAACGCGACCTTAGCGCAAAAGCACTATATTGCTTATGATGTAACTAGCAAGGCAAATTCCACTACTGCTTATACTTTAGGAATCACGCTTGACGCTACCGACCAAGTTTATATTTTAGGCTCAACAACTGATCTTTCCATTTCTCTATTTGGAAGCGAGATTTCATAATATGGCAATTACAACCAATGGCGCACAAGGAACTGTCCTTGCTGTATCTAATGACTTAGCACTAGCAATCTCTGACGAGTCGGGAACAGGCGTAGTTGTATTTAATTCAAGCCCAACTCTTGTTACTCCTACCCTTGGAACGGCAAGCGCAACAGCCATCGAGTTAGGTCACGCAACTGATACCACTCTTGCTCGTGCCTCTGCTGGTGTCGTATCTATTGAAGGCGTTAATGTTGTTACAACCTCATCAACTGACACGCTGACCAACAAGACTCTGACAAGCCCTGTTCTAAGTACCGCAATTCTTAGTTCCCCTGAAGAAAGATTGACTGTATCTGCTACTGCGGCAACTGGAACAGTAAACTTCAATGTTCTTACGCAGGGTGTTTTGTATTACACCACTAATGCTTCAGGTAACTGGACTTTGAATGTTCGTGGAGATGGCTCAAATACTCTTAACTCAGTATTGACAACAAATGATTCAATCACCGTTGTTTTCTTAGCGACTCAAGGAACTACTGCTTACTACTCAAATGCGTTTACTATTGACGGCACATCAGTAACCCCTAAGTACATTACAGGCACAGCGTTCACTGCTGGAAATGCTTCTTCAATTGATTCTTATGTTTACACTATTATCAAGACAGGAAGCGCGACCTTCACGGTTCTAGCCTCTCAAACAAAGTTCGCGTAAAGGAGACGGCGTATGCCAATTATTGCTACCCGCGCTTCTGCGGCTTATGGTGCTGGTTTTGCTGCTATCACCACACCTCCATTTCTTGGTCCATTCGGTGCGTATGAACCTATTGCTGTGACAACTGTTCCTAGCGGTGGTGTAGCCTCAGTAAGTTTTGGTTCAATTCCACAGACTTATACGCATTTACAGGTTCGTTGGTTTGCTAGAGGTTCATCTTTGACTGGGGTGGTTTGGAAATTTAACAATGACAGCGCTGCGAACTATGCTCGACATAGATTAACCGCCGATGGTGCGACTGATGCTGCGAGTGAAATAACATCTGCGAGCAACATTTACGCAGTTGCTTCATGGGGCATTCCAAACGGGGCTAGCAAATTTGGTAGCGGTGTTTATGACATTCTTGATTACAGTAATACAAATAAATATAAAACTTTGCGCGGTTTAGCAGGTCAAGATTCAGATGGTTCAGGTGGTGTAGAATTTCTTTCAGGATTATGGATGAATGCTGCCGCAATCACTTCAATTTTTATCGAGCCTAATACTGGAACAATCGCAGAATATAGCAGTTTTGCTCTTTACGGCATTAAGGGGAATTAAAATGGCTACTACTTATGTTCCTATCGCAACACAGGACTTGAATGGTTTATCAGAAATTACTTTCTCCTCCATTCCTGCGACTTATACCGATTTGAGAGTCGTAACATCAGGCGCAGTCGCAACAGGTTTGTCCAACTGGTCACTTCAATTTAATGGCGATACATCAACAAATTACAGCACTTCATTTACTGCTACAACTGGTGGCTCTGGAAGGTCAACAGGTCAGACATATCTCACTCTTGACAGATACGGCTACTTTTCAACCAGTCAAACTAACATCTTGTTTGATGTAATGAATTACTCTAACGCAACAACATTTAAGACTGTGTTGAGCAGGTCAAATAACGCAGCCGAAGGCGTGGGACTTTTGACGGGTTTATGGAAAGCAACACCAGCAGCAATCAATTCTATTCGTTTATTTTTATCTGGAAGCACCTTCGCCGCAGGTTCGCGCGTAACCATTTATGGAATTGGTTCTGTTGTAGCCGCTAGTGCTGCTAAAGCAACAGGTGGCGATACGATCGCAACAGATGGAACTTATTGGTATCACGCATTTAGAGCGTCAGGTACTTTCACTCCAAGCGTTGCTTTGACTTGTGATTATTTAGTAATAGCAGGTGGCGGTGCTGGTGGAAATGGTAAGTCTGGTGGTGGTGGTGCTGGAGGTTTGCGTTCGACTGTCGGCGCAACTGGCGGTGGAGGTTCATTAGAGTCACCCCTATCATTGACCGCTCAGGCTTACACAGTAACTATTGGTGCTGGTGGTGCTGGTTCAACTAATCAAACTTCAGGTCTTGCTACAACACGCAACGGCAATAATTCCGTATTCGCAACAATAACTGCTACTGCTGGTGGTGGTGGCGGTCAAGACGCAGACAACGCTGGACAGGCTGGTGGTAATGGTGGTTCAGGAGGCGGTGCGGCTCGTAACGCCACAGTTGGTACTGGAACAGCAAATCAAGGTTTCAATGGTGGAACTGGATTTACTGGTGGTGGCGCGTATGGTGGCGGCGGCGGTGGCGGTGCTGGCGCAGTTGGTGCTAATGGTGGAGTAACTATTGGTGGTAACGGTGGTGCTGGTGTAGCAATTTCAGCATTTGCGACTCCGACTGGAACTGGTGTTTCAAATTATTACGCGGGCGGTGGTGGCGCTTGCGCTTATTTACCAGCATCAGGCGTTCCTGGAACAGGCGGTGCTGGTGGCGGTGGAAATGGTGCTAGCACAACCACTTCTGTCGGCGTTGCTGGAACTGCTAACACAGGTAGTGGCGGTGGCGGTAATGATGGAAATGGTTATACAAGTGGCGCGGGTGGTAGCGGTTTAGTGATAGTGAGGTACGCGGTCTAATGCCAGCAAATCATGTTTTATTAGAAAAGGTAGTTGTAGGGGCGGCGGGTGCTAACTCTGTAACTTTTAACTCAATCCCTCAAACTGGTTATACCGATTTGAAAATTGTTATGTCGGCAAGAGGTACAGGAAATGCCAGCGCTCGAATTAACTTGAAGATAAGTTTTAATGGAAGCACTACTACCTTTTCGAGTAAATTAAAATACGCTGAATCAAATGCTGTTGGTTCACAAACAGGAACAGATAACATTGTTGGAGTTTTTTCTGGCGGAGGTGCTACAGCCAGTTCTTTTGGTTCGGCAGAAATATACATTCCAAACTACACTTCAAGCGCTTACAAATCATTTAGTGTTGATTCAGTATCAGAAATCAATACATTAGTAAATGGAATGTGGCTTCTTGCTGGATTGTGGAGTACGGGAACAGCAATATCTAGTGTTAGTCTAATAGCAAACTCAGGAGACTTTGCCCAACACTCAACCTTCTCACTTTATGGCATAGCCACTTACGCGGTAACTCCAGTTATTGCGCCTTTCGCAACTGGCGGAGATGTTATTCAAAGCGACGGTACTTATTGGTATCATGCTTTCTTGGCTTCAGGAACATTTACTCCACTAAAGGCTTTAAGTTGTGATGTTCTAGTAGTCGCAGGTGGTGGCTCAGGTGGCGGCTCTAACAATGGCGGCGGTGGTGGAGCGGGTGGGTATGTTTATTCAACTTCACAATCAGTTGCGATTTCTGCTCAAACTGTAACAGTTGGTGCTGGTGGCTCTGCGGCAACTCAACTAGCGCAAGGAAATAGCGGTTCTAACTCACAGTTTGCTTCATTAACCGCAGCAGTAGGTGGCGGTGGTGGTGGTTCTCAATCAGGCGGTAATGCTAGAAATGGCGGCTCAGGTGGCGGTGCTGGTAATACAACAACCGCAGGAACAGCAACCGCAGGTCAAGGTTTTGCTGGCGGTAGTAGCGGTAATAGCGGTGGCGGTGGCGCGGGTGCTATTGGTGGTAATGGTTCAGGAACAACTACTGGCGGAACTGGCGGTGTTGGGTTAAACACTTGGTCAACTTGGTTATCACCTACTGGTCTCGGTGTAAGCGGGTATGTTGCTGGAGGCGGCGGCGCTGGTGCTAGTACGACAGCAGGTGTTGGTGGTACTGGAGGCGGTGGCACAGGTTCGCTAGGAAACAGCAATACAGGCGGAACTGCTGGAACAATGAATACTGGTGGCGGCGGCGGTGGCGGTTATTTAGCAACTGTTAGCGGTGGTTCAGGAACTACTGGTGGGCTTGCTGGTGGTTCAGGACTTGTTATTATTAGATACCCAATGGTGTAAGGAGAAAAATAGATGGCACATTTCGCAGAAGTAGCAGATGGAATCGTAGTTCAGGTATTAGTTGTACCTGACACACAAGAACATCGCGGTCAAGAGTTTCTTGCCGACGATCTAGGTCTTGGTGGTACTTGGGTACAGACTTCATACAATGCTCGTATTAGAAAGAACTATGCTGGAATTGGTATGTCTTATGACGCAGAGCGTGATGCTTTTATTTCACCACAACCTTTTGCCTCATGGATTCTTGATGAGGAAACTTGCCGTTGGGAATCGCCAGTTCCATACCCAACAGACGGTTTAATGTATGAATGGGACGAAACTATTACAGATTGGAAGGCTATCGTAAATGACTGATACACCTAAGAAACTTGTTGTTGATGTATCCACTGGGGTATCTCAATACATTGATTTGACAGTTGCCGAGATTGCTCAACGCGATCAGGACGCAGCAGCGGCGGCAGAAGCCCAAGCAGAACGCGAAGTAGCAGAAGCGGCTAAAGCGGCTCTCAAGGAATCAGCAAAGGCTAAACTTGTTGCTGGAGAACCTTTAACAGCAGAAGAAGCAGCAGTTCTAGTAATCTAGTTAGTTAGTGATAGGAGTAAGTCATGGCAGGTACAACAACTAAGGGGTTTAGATACCCAACGGCTTCTGATGCGCCCGCAATTCATACTGCCTTTCTCAATCTAGCAACAGATATCGACACCTTCTTTGACACGCCACAAGTCACTACAAGCGTAATCTTTGAAGGCTCGACAGCAGATGCTTTCGAAACCACGCTTACAGTAATTGACCCAACGGCAGATAGAACTATTACTTTGCCAAATGTGACTGGCACAGTTGTAACAACAGGCGATACCGCAACAGTTTCAGCAGCGATGTTGGTTGATACTTACCAGACAACAGCCCTTGCCGCGACTGCTGCTACGACAGCAGATACAAATGCGCAGAACTTCGCAAGAGTTACAGGATTTATGCTTGGTGGTATGTAATGGCATTTACCTATGTTGACCCGTCATCAGGAGATAGAGACAAGGTTCGGTTTCTAATTCAAGATACCGACTCAACTGACGCCCACTTACAAGACGCTGAAATCACTTATCTCATAACCACTTGGGGTAATGTCTATGACGCTGCTATTGCCGCTGCTGAAATCATTTCAGGGCAGTACGCTCATAAAACAAACTACTCTCGCAGTATCGGCGACCTTTCTATATCAGAGTCTTACGCAACTTCAGCGGCAGAGTTTCGTGCTCTAGCGGATAGAATTAGAGAACAAAAGAATAGACTTTATCCGCCTAGCCCAAAGATTAACGCTTCTTCAATAATCAGCACAGCAGAGCGAACACAGACTGTGTTTAATACCGACTTCCGAACAGGACTTCACGACTACACAGTATAAACTGGGGGGATTATGCCTTACATTTCAGGACAACCCAACCATTGGTTAGATGACATGACCGATACTGTTGTTGTGTATAAAAAAGGAAGTCTGAACAACTATGGCTCTCGTTCTATATCAGCAACTCCCGCGTCCTTCTCTTGCCGCATCATGGCTGAGGTAAAAAACTCTCGAGATGACCAAGGCAACGAAATCGTTGAAGGTGGTACTTTATACATACTTTCAGACGCGGATGTTGAAGTCGGAGATAGATTAGACCTTCCCGGAAATAACGCAGACCCAAGAATAATTGCTGTAGACAAGGTCAGTTACAGTGCTAATGGAACAGCAACAGTCCATCACACAAAGGTAAGGTTTGGGTCTCTCGGTGGGTAAATTTGAAGCGTCATTAAATCGAAAAGAAATTAACCGACTGTTAAGCGTTGGTGGTCCAAAAGTAATAATGACCGCTGGGCAAGTGTTATACAAAGAAGGCGCAACAATATTTGAACAAAGCCAAGATGAAGTGCCAGTGGATAAAAACCCACTTAGGACTTCAGGTCAATTAGGGTTTCCTCGCCTTGAAGGACAGACTGTTGTTGTGGAAATTTCCTATGGTGGCGCAGCAGTAGATTACGCGATGGCAGTTCACGAAGATTTAGAAGCGCGACACAGAGATGGCAAAAAGGCAAAGTACCTAGAAGACCCCGCTAGAAGGGGCATAGTGGGCATGGACGAGCGTATACTGGCAAAGATAAGAAAGGCTATGGGTATCTAAATGGCGAGTGTTCTAGAGGCTGTGGGCGAGTATATTGACTCCAACAGAGGCGACCTTACAATCGGAACTAATCTATTTTTATCTAAAATGCCAGACACGCCTGATGTATGTGTGTGTATTTATGAAACTCAGGGCAGTGCCCCTGTGATGACTTTTGGTTCAACCGCAATTCAGGTGGATAGACCCAATGTTCAGATATCTGTAAGAGCAGCAAGAGATGATTATGCGACAGCAAGAGATTTGGCTCAGGCTCTCCGTACCCTAGTTTCGGGAATGGTTAATGTCACGGCATCAAGTGTCCTAATTATGAGGGCAGAACCAACGGGAAGTTTCTATCCCCTTGGCGTGGACCAACTTGAAAGACCACGCGTTGTGTTTAACATGGATTGTCATGTTGGGGTGTAGTCTTGGACACGCAAGAACCTAAACGAGACATATACGGGAAGGGAACAAGTCGTGACGAAGTTCCAAGATGCTGGAGATGTAACAGAATCCTTGCGGAATATCTTACCCGCCCATGGAAACTCAACTGCGGAAGATGTAAAGCCACCAATCAACAAACCGCTTAATTTTGAAGAAGCGTTAGATAATTTTGTGCCACAGAAGAAATCCAATGGGATGACTTGCTCTGTAAAGAAAGTACTTGACCAACTGGGCGAGTCAGCAAAAGAAAAATTACTCAGGTTAATGGATAACCCAGAAGCCCTGTCTTTAGATATTACCTTGCTTTTGAAAAACCACGGCTATCAAATAAGTGCTGAGGTAATGCGCAGACATAGGCGGCGAGCGAACGGCGGGGGCTGTTCTTGTCCATAAACTTTGAGGATGACATGGAGAAACTTCTCCAAACCTCAAACAATCCCGCAGCCGAGCCCAAGTTAAAAAAAATCGGTGCGGAGTGGCAAGCAGGTGTTGTCTGGAATGGTGATGAAGGAACCATTACAACCACGGCACTTCCATTGGAAGAAGCACCTAACTGGGATTCCATTTTACGCCTATGGGGTCTCGACCCAACTCAATTTCGTGTTGTCGAACCAGTTCTGTTTAATGTTTGGGGCAACCCAGATGCGACCCTCAATCGTCAATGGAAGGGTAAAGTCGTTCAAATCGCAGACGACACAAGAAAAGAAGATTTAAGTGAGTTAGAAAAGGAAATCAAAAAACATAAACCTAAACTTAAAACATCTTTCACGGGGCAGGGCGCGATGATTGTGGTGTTATCTGATTGGCAGATAGGCAAGGCAGATGGAGATGGGTTAAAGGGAACTATTGAGCGCATACTTAATGGGATAGATAAGGTTGAAGTTCGAATCAAAGAACTTGAGAAATTAAAAAGACCTATAGGCAAGTTGATGGTTCTTTGGACAGGCGACTCGATTGAAGGGTGCGTTGGTCATTATGCGCAACAAACCTTCTCAGTTGAACTTGATAGACGCGACCAAGTCAAAGTCGCCCGAAGGTTGCTTCGAGATGCGCTTATGCGCTGGAGTAAGTATTTTACTGAGGTTCAAGTTCTCGCAGTTGGCGGAAATCATGGTGAAAATAGAAATGGCGCGGGCAAGTCTTATACCTCATTAAACGATAACGATGATGTTGCGATAGTTGAGCAGGTTGCTGAAATCCTTGAAACCAACCCAGAAGCCTATGGACACATTCAGTTTGCGATACCGAAAGATAGATTAAGCATTACAGCAGAAGCCGCTGGTTGGGTTCTAGGTATTACACACGGACACACCGCCCGAAGGGGTGGAACGGGAACTGAACAAAAACTTCGCAGATGGCTAGAAGGACAGTCACTCGGTCGCAGAAGTGTAGGCGGCGCAGATGTTTTAGTTTCTGGTCATTATCACCATTTTCGAGTTGCTGACTGGGGTGGCTGTGTTTGGTTACAAGCACCTGCGATGGATGGCGGAAGCGATTGGTGGCAAGAAATGTCTGGTGAAAAATCCGAGTCAGGCATTTTGACATTCTGTATGTATCCAGAAATCCGCGTTACCGACATCGCTATCTTAAAGTGAGTCTTGTAGTGTTATTAGAACGAATCGTGATAATCTTTACGAACCGAGTCCATAGAGACCCCACTACATGCTGAGCCCTTTGAGGTCTAAGGTAGTTGGGTCGGCGTTGCCCAAAGGAGTAACCTTATGACGCAATACAGAGCATTAACTGGTATTGATTACCCGCCTGACAAAAGAGTTGAAGCAGGAGATTTGATTTCCGACCTGCCAGAGAAATCAGCAAAATGGTTACTCGACCAAGGACTAATTGAACTCTCTGATGGAAAAGCACCTAAAGCCGAGCCAGTAATTGAACCCGTCATTGAGGTTGAACCAGTTATTGAAGCAACACCTGAAGTCACTTTTGACGCAGAGGCAACTGACGGCGATAAAGATGGATTTGTTCAAGATGGAACAGAATTTCAACGCCCAGTTGAGGAGACCAACTAATGCCTACATTTCGCCATGGTAAAAACACAACAGTCCTAAGCGGTGATTTTGACTTAACGACTTACCTAAACAGCGCAAGTGCTGCTTATGCGGTTGAAACTCCCGAGACTACAACCTTTGGTTCCTCTGACCGCTCTTATATTGTTGGGCACAACGAAGGTACAATATCATTTGAAGGCTTATTTGACGGAACCACTGATAGCGCAGACTCAATCTTTTCCGCGGCTCTCGGTAACACAACCGACAGAGTTGTAACAGTATCAAATGACAGCACTGCTATTGGTGCTAGAGCAATTCTTGCGAGTGCTTCTTCAACCTCTTATGAAATTAGTAGTCCTCTAACTGATGTTGTTTCTGTATCAGCAGAAGCGATAGCAAACGGAGGATTAGATTCGGGTGTTTGGTTAGTTTGTCAAACTGCCGTATCTGCTACAACCAACACCACAAGTGTTGATAATGCTGCTTCATCTGCTAATGGTGGAGTGGCGCACCTTCATGTTACAGCGAATGCCAGAACAGCGACTACTGTAATCGCAGTACAGCACTCATCAGATAACTCAACATGGGCTGATTTGGTTGTATTCGGAACAGTAGCACTCAACGGACTGGATTCAGAAAGAACTGAAGTTGCTTCAGGTACGACAGTAAATCGCTATCTAAGAACAAGAACTACAATCGCAACAGGCACAGGCGCTATAACCCGTAGCGTCGCGTTTTCAAGGAGATAATAAAATGCCAACATTCAGACATGGTAAAGCCGCCTCATTCAAGGTTGATAACAACGCAGGCACACTAACCGATATTAGCAATACCCTCAACTCCGTTTCATTCCCACGCGAAGCAGAGACTTTGGAGACAACCTCATTTGGTTCCTCTGACCGCTCATACGTTATCGGATTCACAGGGGCAACTATCAGCATTGAAGGTTCATTTGATGCAACAGTAGATACCCACTTGGCTGCTATCGTAGGCAAGACAGATTCAGTATCATTTGAATATGGTCCTGAAGGAACAACTTCTACTTTCACAAAGTACACAGGTGAAGCCTTCTTGACTTCATACGAAACATCAGCAGGAGTAGGCGACATTGTTTCCTATTCAGCAGAGTTCCAAGTCACGGGTGCAATTACTCGTGGTGCTTTTGCATAACAACTAAATAAATCCAAATAACCGAGTCCCAGAGACCAAAAGGAGAAATCGTGTCCCTAAGAGACCAAATCCTCGCCGCAAATGATATTCCAAGCGAGAAAGTTCCAGTCCCCGAATGGGGTGTAACAGTAGAAGTTCGTGGTATGACGGGCGCAGAGCGCACGCGTATTATGGACAAAGCAGTGGACCAACAAGGTGGAATTAACCTCCAGTTTGTTTATCCAGAAATTGTTATTGCTACATCGTTTGATAATGAAACTGGCGAACAGATTTTCAAGCCTTCTGACCGCGATACTCTCCTTTCCAAATCCGCTGTGGCGTTAGACCGCCTTGCGCAAGTTGGTATGAGGTTGTCTGGATTTACGCAGGATTCGGCTGATGAGGCGGGAAAAGATTCCTCCGCAACGGCTATCGAAGGTTCGTCTTCGAACTAGCAGAGCGTTTGGGCAGGACTGTCGCTGAATTACTTTACGGCAGTCCAGCCTTTCGCCCTATCTCTGCTGAAGAACTATCAGAGTGGGAATCGCTCGAGCGGTTGCGGATATGGGAGCAGGAACAAGAGGCTAGAAGAAGGAAGTAAAATTAGATGGCAGTTGTAGATGCGTTGGTTCGCTTAAAAGCGGATACTGCTCAATTCTCAAAGGCTATGTCTGATGCTTCAAAGGCTACGGATAAAGTAGGTTTTTCAGCGGATAAAACTGCTTCCCTTCTCAAAGGTAAGTTAAAATTAGGTTTGCTCGGAGCAGCAACTGCTGCCGCAGCACTATCAGTAAAACTAGGGCGCGACTCAGTTCAGGCAGCACAAACAGCGGGCGCGGCACAAAATAGACTTCGCAAACTTCTGTTAAATACAAATGGTGCGACTGAGGCACAGATACAAACACTTTTTGCGCAGGGCAAGGCACTTGAAGACCTTACTGGTATTTCCAAAGAGAATGTAACAGTTGTTCAGTCTCAGTTAGCAACCTTCGATTTACATGGCAGCACAATCGGCGCATTAACCCCAGCAATTCTGGATTATGTTGTTGCTGAAAAAGGTGCTACTGCGGGAGCAGATGAGTTCCGTTCAATGACTAACGGACTTGCTCAGGCATTAAATGGTCAGTTCGGAGCATTAACAAAACAGGGCTTTGTGCTTGATGCTGACACAAAGAAAATGATTAAGTCAGGTACGGAAAGCGAACGAGCAGCAGCGATTGTTAAAGTATTAGGAACAACTTATAGAGACTTTGCTGCTACTGCTGGTGGACCCGCTGCTATCGCTCAAAGAAAGTTTACGAACTCGATTAATGATACAAAAGAAGCACTTGGTAACGCGCTATTACCGATAATCACGGAAACAACTGGCGGATTAAGTACGGCTCTATTGCCAGCATTAACAGCATTACAAGAAAAGTTTGCGGATGGAACATCTGTAGCGAACTTTGTTGGTTTTGTAAAAGACTTGGTAAAGAATCTTTTTGATTTTGCTAAAGCAGTTGTCACGGTATTTGAACCCATATTTACAGGGCTGATAGTTCCTGCCATAAAAATAGCCATAGGCGCAGTTATCGGGTTCATTAAGATTCTTGGTGCGGTTGGAAGATTTATTCAAAAGAACGCCGCTGTTTTCCAAGTGCTAGTTGGCGCAGTAGTCGCGGTTGCGGCAGCCATGGCTGCGTACATTATTCAAGTTAAAGTAGTCAACGCAGTTCATAAAGCATTTATATTTATCGCAGGGGCAAAAGGTAAGGCAATAAAAATGCTTACCAAAGGCTTCAAGACGCTTAACCTCGTGATGAGACTAAATCCAATTGGTTTAATTATTTCAGCAGCGACCTTGCTTATAGTTGGCTTTGCTTTGTTGTGGAAAAAATCTGATACTTTCAGAAAGATGATGATTCAAGTTGGCAAGGCTGGCGTTATGGGTATCGGTTACATCATCAAAATTGTAGGGGTTTTGCTTCAAGGATTGTTTAATGTTGTGACTGGACCTTTACAATTACTTCTCAAAGGACTTGATTTACTTGGGGTAGATGCGGCTGGAGCCGCATTAAAAGGTATCAAAGGAATGTCCAAAGGTATTGGCAACTTCTTTGATAAGGCTGGCAATCAGGTTCAAGACTATGCTGATAAATTAGATGGCTTAAATAAACAAAAAGTAGCACCAAAGGTAAAGGGTGCTGCGAAACCAGTTCTGGATTTAGCATCACTTGGAACATCAAATAAACAAAGTGCGGTTGACCTTAAGGCTCAAAAAGCAGCAGAAAATGCGGCAAAGAAACTCGCAGAAATGAAGCGAACCTTACAGGAAGCAGTCAGTAGTTACAACGATTATCTGAAGTTTGATTTTGCTAATTCATTTAATAACGGCGCAGAGGCAGCCCGTGATGCGGTAATAGGCGCACTTGATAAATTAAATGCGGTATTTGAAGCGAAAGGTAAAATGCTGAGTGGTGCTGCCCTCGCGAGTTTACGAAAAGGTTTTGACAAAATAAACCAAGAAGTCCGAGCCATGATGGAAACATATGCGGACTATGCTAAACAAATAGAAGATATTTCCGCTCAATTAAAGGATGCTGAAAACGCACTAGCAGACGCAATTAAAGAACGCTCTGCTGCTATGTCTAAATTTGGTGATTTACTTGCTACGCCTTTTGGACAAGAAAGCGATATTAGAAAAGCGATGAGTAGCGCGGATGCTACTGTTGAGTCAATTATTGGAATGTATGACCAACTGGTTGATTTAGTCAACCAAAGATTTACAGAGTTAGCCCCCGGTGCGCGTGATGCGGTTAAGGCTTACTTGTATGCGCAAACAAATGGTTTAATTGACGCGGCTCGTCAAAGAGTTAAAGCAATAAAAGTTCTTGAAGCAGCACAGGACAGACTCGATGATTTGATTGGCGAACAAAAACAATTTAGCAGCAGCCTCACCAGTTCACTTAAATCTTTTGCTACTGCTATTGCCGACCTATCTAAAACAGATGCTAAGGCGACATACACTGTTGTTAAGACTGCTACTGGTCTAGTCATATCACAACTAAAGAAATCATCAAGCGGCGTAGATACAATTACAGAACAACTCAAGCAACGACTAAAAACCATTTCTGACTTTGCTACTAATGCTAATAAATTGTTAGCGTCAGGATTAAACAGAGAGTATGTTCGACAATTACTAGAAGCGGGTCCAGAGGCAGCGGGTCAAGCAGTAACCGCACTAGCCACCGCAAACGCAGGGCAGATTGCGGAAATCAATTCGCTGTATAGTCAAATAGGTACTGTGTCAGACCAGTTTGGCGTAGAGGCTTCAGACAAAATGTTCGCACAAGCCGTAGCAATGACTACTGCTTTCCGTGATGGCGCTGCGCTAGGTGTTGAACTGATTGACGCAGTTATGACTGACATCGTTTCTAACATAAGCGCAATCATGGGTATTCTTGGAAATACAGGATTAACTAATGCTGAGGCTTTAATTAACGCCCTTGTAGGAGAGTTTGACCGCCAATCAAAGGAAACTGTTGGACCCGCAACTCAAAAGGTTGTAGATAAAATTAAAGAAACAATAGGCGTTCTTTCAGCGGTTGGTACAACTAACGCTCAAGCATTTATCAACGGCTTAATTGGTGCTTTAACTGGTAAAGATAATCTAAACAATGTCAATCTTTCTGCGACTACTATAAAAACAAACATTGATACTATTATGAAGTTGCTTGCTCCTGAAGCACTTACAAGTGGTCTTGGTTTAATTAACTCACTGGTTACCGCCTTTGGTGGCGCAAACCTTACGCTTGTAACTACATCCGCAACTACTGTTAAAGACAGCATTACTACCGCTTTGTCCTCGCTTAAAACTCTCGGAACCGACCTTGCTACCGACCTTGCTCAAGGATTATTTGATAAATTAACGGCAGAAAAGGCTCGTCTAGTTGCTCTTGCTACAAGTATTGCTGCTGCGATTGCTACTGCGATGAAGGCTGCTGCCGCTGCTATTGATGTTCAAGTTGAAGACCTCGGTGGGGGAGGGGGTGGTGGCGATAGCGGTAATCCTTATCAAAACGCAGACCGCAACTATGACGAAAAATATGGTACTGGCGGTGCTGGTGCTACTGGTACTGGCGGTGGTGTTACTGGTGCGCCACCAAAAGTTGTCACGCCTACAAAACCTCCAGTAAAGCCTCCAGTAAAGCCGCCAGTTGTTACAAAACCAAAACAGTATGGCGGTATCTATGCTGATATGTACAAGGCTGGTGTTAATCCAAATCTAAAAATACCTACTTCGCTTATTCAACCCGTTGCTAGTTCTACGGCGACTGTCAAAATGCCTCCCGTAGTTGTAAAGCCACCCGCTGCTAAGCCAGTTGTTAAACCTCTTGGTAATTACGCTATGTCAACTTCAGGCAGTGGAAATCAGGGAGTCAAACCACCTGTAGTGGTAAACATCTCAACAAATAAAGTTGTACCTACTGTGACCGCGGCAACCATTGCTCAACAACTAGCAAAAGCAACGAATGTTAGGAATCGCTAATGGCAGTTACAACAGTTCGCCCTAACGCTACTGCCTCTGGTGCTTCATCATTTACTATTTCTGGCGGTTCTGCTTCGCTTAACGCCGCGACAAGCGACAACAGTGACTCTACTTTCTTTTCCAAATCCACATCTATTGTTGGTCAAGCCAGCGCATTACTTGATTTTGGAACTACAACTATTACATCATCTCAGCGTGTAAAAAGATGTCGAATCCGCGCTAGAGCAACAACCCCGACTGCTGATGGTCGCATCAATGTTTATCTTGGAACACGAGCAGATAACCAAAACTATTTTCACTCCGCGCTCGCAATTCGAGGGTTGAACTCAATAACAACATTTGTTGGGCCATATCAGACCTCAGCACCAAATGGAGAAGACTGGTCACAAACCACGATTAATGGCTTGCGAGCAAAAGTAACAGAATACAACGACACTGGTGTTCTTGGAAGTATTTATGAATTGTATGTGGACATAGACATTTCAACACAGCCTACTGTAACTGTCTCAGCACCAACTGGAAGTATTACAACCACAACTGCGCCCGATGTGACTTGGGCTTACGCAGACACAGATAATGAAACACAAGCATTTTACGAACTGAAAATCTTTTCAGCAGCACAATATGGAGCAGGAGGATTTGATGCGCTTACTTCTACGGCTACTTACGAATCAGGAGAAATTGCGTCGTCAGATAATACGGCAGTGGTTGGTGATTTACTTCTTAGTGGTACTTATCGTGCTTATGTTCGTGTGGCGAAGTCTGTAAATGGTTCACCTTTTTACTCAGATTTTGCTTTTAGTCAATTCACTATAACTGTCACACCTCCGTCTGTTCCGACTTTATCTGCTTCTTGGAATAGTTCACTAGGTAAAGCAACACTCACTGTCACAGGCACATCACCAACTGGGTATGTAAGTCAATACTTTGATGTTCACCGCTCAGATGATAGTGGAACTATTTATGATGGGGTTCGCTATGGAGAAAACATTACTCCAAACGCAAGCCATGTCGGAACAGCGGTTGATTACGAAGCGCCGCGCGGGATTGTTGCGTATTACCGCGCTCGCGCAGTCGGAGTAGATAGCAGTTCAAATGAATTTCCATCTGCTTGGTCAACTGTTCAACAGGTTTTGATTACAAATGATGAGACATGGTGGTTTAAAGTAATTGACAACCCTTCAATAAACATCGGTGATGTTCGAGTTCTTGCTCAGTTAGACACAAATATTGAAGAACCTAACACTGTTTTTCGACCACTCGGTTCAACTCGACCTATTGTTGTCGCAGGACCACTTCAAGGTGAAGATGGAATCTATAGTATTAAAACTCTCACCGAAGCAGAGTATGACGCGTTCTATCCAGTTATGGTTTATCAAGGAACAATCCTTGTTCAAGACCCTGCTGGAAATCAAAAATACATTCGCATTACATCAAGAACCTTTGCGGCAGAAAGTAAGCAAGGTGGAGTCATTTATCGTGACATTGACTTGGCATATGTCGAGGTTGATGAATAATGTATCCATCTAGTGCTGCTTTCAAGACAGCAGTTCGAACCGACCACATTGTTATTGCTAAAGCAGAGGTTTGGGCAAGCGACCAAAAATTACAAGAGATAAACATTTCGGAAGGGTCGGTCTCAGTAAACTCAAGTTCGGCGGTTCGAAGAACTTGTGAAGTCAGTCTTGTAACAGGTCGTGAACTTGCGAATCTAGTTCCAGATAATGATTTCGACTTGCTGACTCCTTTTGGAAATGAACTGCGCTTATATCGTGGAGTTCAATACGCAGACGGAACAGAAGAATATGTACCGCTAGGGGTTTTTGTTATTACAGAGGTCGCTATTCAGGATACAAATGAAGGCGTTTCAATTAAACTGGCAGGGGAAGACAGGTCAATCCGTATTTCGCGAGCCAAATGGACTGAGCCTTATCAACTACCTAATGGAAGTCTTGAAAGTGCTTTAACCGACTTATTAAAAGATAGATACCCAGACGCAGAGTTAGCCTTTCCTACAACAAATGTCAGCGTCAATCAAGTTGTATTGGGTTCAGAAAACAGTAATGACCCATGGAAAGATGCGGTTGAAATTGCGGAATTGGTTGGCTTCGACCTATTTTTTGACCAAAATGGTGTTGTTCAAATGAAGCAATTTCCAACCCTTGATGGCTCGGTTGTTGTATCGCTATTTATTGAAGGCAGCGGAACAACAATCACAAGTTTGGATAGAACCATCTCAACAAAAGAAACTTTCAATGGAGTCATTTACACTATTGAAGGTTCAGATGTAAGTCTTCCGATTAGAGTAGAAGCGTGGGATGAAGATACATCCAGCCCGACATATCGTTTTGGCGTCTTTGGTGAAGTGCCTACATTTGTTGAAACAAATCTATTATCAACAGAGGCAGAAGCACTCAGGGCTGCTTATAGTTTGTTAAATATCTATGTAGGTAAGCAGGAACAAATCACCTTCAACTCTTTGGTTGACCCAACTTTAGATGTTCAAGATGTAATTTATGTAAAGTCAGATGGAGCAAAAGTAGACCGCCTTGTAATTATTGACTCGCTTGACATACCCTTGAATCCGCAAAGTGAAATGTCTGCCAATGCGCGAACAGTCCGAATAGTTGCGTCTGGCGAACAAGTTTTGATTGGAGGATAATTATGGATTTCGCAGATATTGTTAGGTCAATCGCTGACCAAAGTAATCGCATGTCGGTTCATTATGGAAAAGTCACGGCGAAAACTAACGGCAATACAAGAATTAGTGTTTTAATATCTGGCAGTTCAACCGCTGTTACTGGTGTTCGATACCTACATAGTTATGCGCCTCAAGTGGATGATATTGTGGTTTTGTTAGCAAATAAGGGTGACATTATTGCTCTCGGCGACCTCGCTTGAGTCATTAAATATGTTGCTTTTGAGGTAACATTTAACCCATGTCGTTACAAGAATATGCCCAGTTAGTCGCAGCCGTATCTGGCGCAATACTTGGGGTTCTAGCCCTTGGAGGAACATTGGTCTATAAACCGATAAGGAAAAGTCTTGAAGTATTTATTGACGCTCGATTACGCCCAATAGAAGACACGCTGCTGGAACTCAAGCCCAACGGCGGCTCATCAGTAGCAGACCGCATTGTAAGATTAGAAGAACGGCAGTCAGGCATTGGGCAAAGGCTCGATGATGTTTATGACATAGTCAAAGCGATTGCCACAAAGGAGTAAGTATGACAATAAATAAGCAGGTTTTAGAAAGTTATATCCGCCATCTTGCTGGAGCATTATTTTCAGCAGTAGCAACAATCGCAACAATCACTGGAAAGTCGCCTATCGGCTTTGAGTCCACGGATTGGTTCGCTGTGGCAAACTCACTATGGGTCGCAACACTGCCAGTTCTGTTCCGTTACTTTAACAAGCAAGACCCAGCGTTTGGCAAGGTAGCAGAAGCCCTTGCTGGCGAGGTTACAAAGACGCTTAAATCTAAGTCCACAAAGAAGTAAAACTTTCGAGGCTGGGTGGCTATTCACAAGTCACCCAGTTTTGGACTGGGCATGAAGTAACCTATGCTCCATGACCACAATCATCGCAGTTCAAGGCAAGAGCAAAGTTGTCTTTGGCGCGGACTCGCAAGTAACTTCTGGTAATGGTCGAGTTCAAAGACATCGACAGATGGTTAAGATAACCCAGCGAGGTCAATACATAATTGCGGGTTCAGGGGAATGCGCTCCCTGTGATATTGCGCAACATATTTGGAAACCACCAACACCACAAAAAAATGACTGGGCTGACATCTATCATTTTATGATTGCGAAGGTTGTTCCTTCATTAAAGGTTTGTTTTAAGGAAGAAGAATATAAGTGGGATAAGGAAGATGGGGAAAGTAAGTTTAATTTTCTTATCGCATTAGGTGGTCAAGTCTTTGAAATAGCAGACGACATGAGCATTACTCTTGACGCTACAGGATATTACGGAGTCGGTTCGGGTTCTCCTTACGCAATCGGCGCACTTGAGGCAGGGGCAACAGTTCAACAGGCTCTTGAAATCGCAGCAAAAAATGACGCCTATACAAGTGCG